CAAAAACAAATCTAGAAATCATACCCGGGTTTTTTTATAACGCTGGTGTATGGTTTTATAGTTTCTATAAAGATTTAAAGAATAATGATATGAAAGAGGTGAACGAAGGATTCTACAATTGGGTTTTCCATTTGAATCCATACACAGGTCTTTGGTGTATTATTCATCGTGAAGATTATACAAACTATTGGAGTGGTGGTGAAACAAAATATCCAATTGTAAAGTCAAGAGATATAAACACTCTAATTTATGTAATCAATACATCAAACGGTGATCCCAATACTATAGAAAGTGTAATTGATTTAGCTGTAACAGAATAACATTGGAGAATTTCATACAAATACCCACGTATGATGCAGCTGTTGGCGAATGGACTATAACTACATATGCCACAAGAGAACAGTTTGTAGAGTTTCTTAAATCCATTTTTAAGGAACCGGGTCAGTATGGTTTCGATGAAACATCTAGGTTATTTAATAATCAAGCTAAATATTTTAATGAAAAGCGTATTTACTGCGCTGCACCTTTTAGAAGCAAAGACTTTATAGATTATTGGAACTTTGAAAAAGAGAAATGTAGAAAGGGTGTAATATTTAAAAGTCCTCTTGGAAAGACATGGTATCTGACAAGAGACTACTACATGTGGTTAAACTTTCTACCCATCTACAACAAGGAGCAAGGTAAGTTTACTTTCCCAGATGTAAGGGATGCGCAGTATCATATGGCATTGTATGAAGATATTGCTAAGTATAGTTACAAACATGTCGCAATTCTAAAGAAACGTCAGATTGCGTCTTCATACTACCATGCTGCAAAAATGATTAATAACTTCTGGTTTGAAGAAGGTTCTATTAATAAAATGGCAGGGTCTTTAAAAGATTACATTAACGAGAAGGGTACATGGAGATTTATGGAAGAATACAGAAACTTTCTTAATCAGCATACCGCTTGGTACAGACCTTGTAATCCCGATAAGATTCTTAACTGGCAGCAGAAAATTGAAGTAAATGCTGGAGGAAGAAAAAAAGACGTAGGTCTAAATTCTGTAATTATAGGTTTATCTCTAGATAAAGATCCTACAAATGGTGTCGGTGGTCCTTGTAATCTGTTCTTTCATGAGGAAGCAGGTATTGCACCGAACATGGATAAGACTATTGAGTATCTTCTACCGGCATTAAAGTCTGGTATGATATACACAGGTATGTTTGTTGCAGCTGGTTCTGTGGGTGACCTTGATCAGTGTGAACCACTGAAAGAAATGATTTTGCAACCAGACTCAAAAGATATTCTTGCTGTAGGTACAAATCTTCTTAATGAACATGGTGAATACGCTGAATGTGGTTTATTTATACCTGAACAATGGTCAATGCTACCTTGTATTGATGAATACGGTAATTCTTTGGTTGAAGAAGCTTTACAGATGATTCTTGAAGAAAGAATAGATTGGAAGAAGAAACTTAAATCGCAAGACTACCAACTTCGTATTTCTCAGAAACCGATTAACATTGAAGAAGCTTTTGCTAATAGAAAAGTATCAATGTTTCCGTTGCATCTTGTCAGTGCGCAGTTAAGAAGAATTGAAGATCGTGAATATTATACAGAATATGTAGATCTGTATCGTGATGAGAATGGTAAAGTTGCAGCTAGAGAATCAAAGAAGCTTCCTATTTCAGAGTTTCCCATATCTCCTAAAACTACTGACAAAGAGGGTACAATAGTCGTTTACGAAAGACCTGTAGCAGAACCTACATTTGGTATGTACTACGCTTCTGTTGACCCGGTGTCTGAAGGTAAAACAACAACATCAGATTCATTATGCTCAATTGTAGTTTACAAGACATCCGTTGAAATTACAAAAAAGAAAAATGACGGAAGTGTAGAAAGTCATATAGAAAAAGACAAGATAGTAGCTGTATGGTGCGGTCGTTTTGATGATCTTAATAAAACACACGAACGTCTTGAACTAATAATTGAGTGGTATAATGCGTGGACAATTGTCGAGAATAACATTTCATTGTTTATTCAACACATGATTGCTAGAAAAAAACAACGATACCTGGTACCTAAAAATCAAATATTGTTTCTTAAAGACCTTGGAGCTAACACAAATGTCTTTCAAGAATACGGTTGGAGAAACGTAGGTTCTATTTTTAAAACACACTTGCTTAGTTATGCTGTTTCGTTTCTAACAGAGGAACTTGATCACGTGACCAAGAGCGATGGTGAAATTGTAAAAACAGTATATGGGGTAGAAAGAATACCAGATCCCATGTTGTTAAAAGAAATGCAAGCATACCGTGATGGACTTAACGTTGACCGTCTGGTAAGCTTTGCGGCATTAGTTGCTTTTTCCAAAATTCAGCATTCTAATCGGGGGTACGCCAGAAAGACGGAATATGAAAATGCTAATTTGGAGAACTCACCTAAAATTAGTAACTTAAAAATGAGTCCCTTTAGGCATATTGGAGGTTCCAAAAACGTAAGTATTAGTTCAGGAAAGCCTAGGAACCCGTTTAAGAACTTTCGATAATAGACATTAATCCTATGAAAGATGCAAATATTTAATGCATTACAGATAAAAAACGGCGCAAAAGCTGAGTATAATCGGTTGGGTACAATTACTCAACCTATCCAATTTTTACCTACCAAAGAAAAAACTGAGGAATGGGGTGCGTGGAATATGGACTGGTATGAAATGCAGGGACTGAAGCAAATACGCAGAAACGCCAGAAAACTTCTTAAAAACTATAAGCTTGCTAATGGTGTAATTGACAAAACAGATTACATTATTGAGGAAGATAACGAGCAAGCTGACCTTATCAATATTCTGACAAAGACTGATGACTCTGCATTAGAGTTAAAGTTTTTTCCAATTATCCCTAACGTAATTAATGTATTATCCGGTGAGTTTGCTAAACGCAATGACCGTATAATGTATCGTGCTGTAGATGAGATATCCTACAATGAGATGCTTGAAGAGAAACGTCTTATGGTAGAGCAATATCTTTTAGCGCATGCTGAAGCTAAGATGATGGAGATGTTGATGGCGCAAGGTATGCAGATGGATTCAGAAGAAGCACAGCAAGCATTAAATCCTGAGAATCTTAAGTCGCTTCCTGAAATTGAAGCATATTTTAAAAAGGATTACCGCTCTATGATTGAGCAGTGGGCAATGCACCAACATCTTGTAGATGAAGAGCGTTTCAAGTTGAAAGAACTTGAGAATATGGCATTTAAAGATATGCTGATTACTGACAGAGAATTCTGGCATTTTAAGATGAATGAGGATGACTACGAGATTGAATTGTGGAATCCTGTGTTGACTTTTTATCACAAGTCTCCAGAAGTACGTTACATCTCACAAGGTAACTGGGCTGGTAAAGTTGACTTAATGAGTCCTTCTGATATCATTGACAAGTATGGTTATATGATGACAGAAGAGCAACTTCGTTCTCTAGAAGCTATTTATCCTGTAAAAGCTGCAGGATATGCTATTTCAGGATATCAGAATGACGGTACTTTCTACGATGCTACTAGATCTCATAAATGGAATACAGAAGGTCCATCTTTAGGATACAGACAATTTGTTAGTGTAAATGACAGATTCCTGGGTCAGGGAGACGATGTTATTACGCAAATCCTAGAAGAATCGGAAGACCTTTATGATTACGGTACAACTAACTTACTTAGAGTTACAACAGTATATTGGAAGTCTCAGAGAATGCTTGGTTATCTTACACGTATTGAAGATGACGGAAGCGAGATCAGAATGATTGTTGATGAGAACTTCAAAGTAACTAATAAACCGATTTATGACACATCGGTTATTAAAAGAAAGACTGCAGATAATCTTATCTATGGTGAACACGTAGAATGGATATGGATTAATGAAGTTTGGGGTGGACTTAAGATAGGACCAAACCGACCTACTTTCTACGGTAATGCGGATGCAACGGGACTAGCTCCTATTTATTTGAATGTCAAACCTGTACGTTTCCAATTCAAGGGTGATTTTACTCCTTATGGTTGTAAACTACCAGTAGAAGGTTCTGTATTCTCTGATCGTAATACAAGATCGGTAGCTCTTGTGGACAAGATGAAACCTTTTCAAATTGGTTATAATCTTGTCAATAACCAGATTGCTGACATATTGATTGATGAATTGGGTACAGTAATCATGCTGGACCAAAACGCTTTACCGCGTCAGTCAATGGGTGAAGACTGGGGACAGAATAACTTTGCTAAAGCATATGTAGCAATGAAGTCATTCCAAATGTTGCCTTTGGATACTTCAATAACAAATACTGAAAATGCACTTAATTTCCAGCATTATCAGGTGTTGAATCTTGAACAGACGCAGCGTCTAATGTCTAGAATTCAACTGGCAAATTACTTTAAACAACAAGCTTTTGAAACTATTGGTATTTCACCACAACGTCTTGGTGCTGTTAATGCTCAAGAAACTGCTCAAGGTATCCAGCAAGCTGTAAATAACTCTTACTCTCAAACAGAGACGTACTTTATTCAGCATTCAGAATATTTGATGCCAAGAGTTCACCAAATGAGAACTGACCTTGCTCAGTATTATCATTCACATAAACCTTCTGTACGTCTTCAGTACATGACTGGTATGGATGAAAAGGTGAATTTTGAAATGAGTGGCACAGAAATGCTTGCTCGTGATTTGAACATTTTTGTGACAACTAAAGTCAACCAAAAACAAATCATGGAGCAGATCCGTCAACTTGCATTAAGTAACAATACATCCGGGGCATCAATCTATGATCTTGGAAAACTTGTTCAAGCAGATTCTCTTGCAGAAATCAGTCATACATTGAAAGGTATTGAAGAGAAAGCAACTAAAGCTAAACAAGACGAGCTTGCACAAATGCAGGAAGTTGAGAAGATGAAGCAAGAAGGTCTTGATAAACGCTTAATGGCTGAACAGCAGTTTAAAGCAGAGCAAGCACAACTTGAAAGAGATAATGATGTCCGTGTTGCGGAAATTAGATCAGCTGGATACGGTGCTATGGTAGATCTTGATAAAAATAGTCAGTCTGATTTTAGAGATACTTTAGATTATTTAGATAAAAAAGATCGCGCTGATCAAGAACTAAACATGCGTCGTGAAGCTTCTGTTGCTAAAAATGCAATGGATCAACAGAAAATTGATCTTCAAAGACAAGAACTTCAAGCACGAAAAGAGATTGCTCAAAAGCAAGTAGAAGTTGCCCGCACTAACAAAAATCGCTACGACAAAAAAGATTGATAAAATCCTGAAAACTTGTTAGCGATATAATCCGAAAAATGTCACACATATATTTCATAAACTAACTTTTGAAAGTTTAGAAATAAATAATAATGTGTAGATTATTAATGTAGAACAACAAAGAAACCAACACTTAAATTATGGCTACAGAAAAAAACCAGTCTACGCAAGTAGAATCTGTAACGCTCTCTGACATTGATGATTTTCTACCTATGCCTAGTGCAGATGATGTAGTAATCGGAGACGGAAAGAGCGACACAAAAAAACCAAGTCTCTTTTCAAGAAACGCAGCAGTTGATATGAGTTTTCTTGAAGATGATGATGAAAAAAAAGATGACACTGCTGATGATAAAAAAGATCAGGCAGCAGATGATAAAAAAGATCCAATTAATACAGATGATGTATTAGACGATCTTAATCCAACTGGAGATGATGATGATGATGAATTGTCTTCTAAAGCAGGAAGGAAAAAAGTTGACAAAAGCGGAATGGTTGAAACCTTCGCTAAGTTGATTGAAGAGGGTCTTATCATCCCCTTTGAAGATGATAAAAAACTAGAGGAGTACTCTATGAAAGACTGGAAAGAGCTGTTAGAAGCAAACTTCCAAGAACGCGAACAAGCGATTAGAGACCAAACTCCTAAAGAGTTCTTTGAATCACTACCCGATGAACTGCAATATGCAGCTCGTTACGTAGCAAATGGTGGAACAGATATTAAAGGTTTGTTCCGTGCTCTTGCTCAAGTTGAAGAGACTAAGTCTTTTGATCCTGAAGCAGATGCTCACCATGTGGTACGTCAATATTTGAGAGCAACCAGTTTTGGTAGCGACACAGATATTGAAGAGCAAATTAAGGAATGGGAAGACTTTGGAACACTTGAAAAGAAAGCTGGTAGTTTCAAACCCAAACTTGAGAAAATGCAAGAAGAAATTCTTGAAGAGCAGATTCAGCGTCAAGAGCAATACAAGAAACAACAAGAAAAAGCTGCTCGTGATTACATGAATAATGTATACGAAACGCTTAAAGTTGGTGAGTTGAACGGTGTAAAAATTGATAAACGCGTTCAAACATTCTTGTTCTCAGAATTAACTGACGCTAAATATCAGTCAATGTCGGGTAAGCAAACAAATCTACTGGGACATCTTCTTGAGAAGTATCAGTTCCAAGAACCCAGATATGATTTAGTTGCTGAAGCACTTTGGTTGTTAGCAGATCCTGATGCATATAAAGATCAGATTCGTCAACAAGCAAAGAACCAGGCAACACAAGACACAGTTCGTAAGCTGAAAACTGAAGAAGCACGAAAAATTGCAGGAACAGCAGCTGATGACAAAGAAGAAAAAGTCGGAAGAAAAATACCTCGTCCGTCAAATATATTCAGAAGAAGTTAAACCATTAACAAATATCATTTAATCCTAAACCCTTTCAAAAATGAGTACACCTGTTCTTAACAATGGTCTATTCCTGAGAGACACTAGCTACAAAGTTAGCTCTCATGTGGACAGCTACCATCTTGTGAACATGCTTAAAAGCTCTGAACCCATGGATTTGGGTCCTGTAGACTTGTGGGCAATGACACAGAAGGTAGAAATGCCTCTTTATCAGATGGCATCTTTCGGTGGTAAAAATACCATCAACGTAAACAATCCTCGTGGTGAGTACAAATGGCAAACACCTATTGTACAAGATCTTCCTTACATTACTGAAGACGCTGAACCAGGCGCTTCTGCAAATGTTGGTAAAGATGGTACCACTTTCAAAATCAAAATTAACAAGCGTTCTTTCGGTCATGGTGATATCATCACTTATGACAAGTACAACGGTGCTGAAATGTACGTTACCGCTGAAGACATTCTTCCTACTGGTGACGGTTTCCTTTACACTGTTCAGCTTGTAAACAACGACAACCAGAAAGGTCTTGACAAAAACTTTGTTAAGCCTGGTACCAAGCTTTTCCGTAAAGGTTCTGCTCGTGGTGAGTATGGTGAGCGTTTCTCTGACATCGGTGAATTGAGCGCTGGTTTCCGTGAGTTCTACAACTACGTAGGTGGTGCTGAAGCTCACGTACACTACAGTGTATCTAGCCGTGCAGACTTGATGATGAAAGGTGGTATGAATGCTGATGGTAGCGTACCTGTAACTGAAATCTGGCGTTCTTTCGATAAGAACATTGATCCTGCGATCACTTCTATCGACGCTATGGTTGCTAAAATGGGTAAAGACTACATCAAGCGTGCTTACGAAAGCGGTACTTTGTCTCGCTCTTTCGTTACCAACCTTGAAGCAGCTCACTTGACTAAAATTGCAACTGACATTGAAACCTACTTGATGTGGGGACAAGGTGGTCGCGTTAAGCAAGATGGTCCGGATGATATCCGTTTGTCTGTGGGTCTTTGGAAGCAGTTGGATAACTCTTTCAAGCGTATCTACAACAAAGGTTCTTTCAACCTTGAGCTTTTCCGTAGCGAAATTTTCAACTTCTACAATGGTAAAGTTGAATTTAAAGGACCAGATCCTAAGCGTCAGATCATCGTTCAAACTGGTATGGCTGGTATGAAGATGGTTAACGAAGCTATCAAGAAGGAAGCATTGGGTGCAGGTCTTGTAGTACAAGCTGCTGACATCGGTGCTATCACTGGTCAAGGAATGGATCTGAACTTCGGATTCGCTTTCACTAGCTACACCATTCCTTTCTTGGCAAACGTTAAGTTTGTGTTGAACCCTGCATTTGACAACGTTCACACTAACGATATTGAAAACCCAATTATCGATGGTTTCCCTCTGTCTAGCTACAACTTTATCGTATTCGATATCACTGATAACACTAACGACAATATCTTCTTGTTGAAGTTGCAGTGGGATAACGAGTTGAAGTGGTTCTATCAGAACGGTACTATGGACTACATGGGACGTACTCAAGGTTTCTCTTCTAGCGGAAACTTTAACGGATACCGTGTGTTCATGACTCAAACGATGCCTGCTTTGTGGGTAAAAGACCCGACCAAAGTGTTGAAAATCGTTATGAGAAACCCAATCACTGGTGGTTCTTTCTAACCTAAACCTATAGTAAATCTGGGGGTAACCATTCCCCCAGTTTTGCTTTTATAATCTTCCACCTCCTCGATGTCGGTTAATTCCGACTCACCTGGGGCAACCCAGGTTTCTTCTGAGATGTAACAACCTTGACGTGGTTCAGAAGCTTTAAACTAATAGTTGCAAAAACATAAACCAACAAAAACCAAGTATGGAAACAATGATTGAGAAACACAATTCTCTGAAGAGAAGTAGCACGATTGCTATTCGACCTTACGTAGACAATGGCTCATCTAATATGGGTCTAGAACGTTACAACATGTCACTGTTTGAAGGAGTATTCCATGAAGAACAGTTAGCATGTTTGGAAAACAACGGAATCAAACGTTATGTAACAGGTCTTAATGAATTTGCTCCGGAACTGAAGAGATTGGATGAAGACGAAAGAAATGCTGCAATCAAAGAGATTAGAAAGATTGTAAGTAGTCTTGAAAGAGAACTTGCTTCTAATGAAGTAGATCCTGATGACAAGGAGTTCTGGAACAAAGTAAAACTCTTGAAACCTAACAATGACGATTTCTGGAGTAAAATTGTTCTTCGTTGCGGAAATGAACCAATGTTCTTAGATCCTGCTAAAGATGCTTACGATTTGATTAAACTTAGAGCTATTGAAGCTGGTGGTTTTTCAATCATTGCAAAAAGTCTTGATGATGCTAGAAATAGAGCAGTTCCTCCTAAGTTTTACTTAGATAAATATGAAGAGACTGCAGCTATTAAAACTGAGGTTAAAAAACTTAGAAATAAAGCGCTTTCAGAACTTCAAAAACTTTATGACAAGAACGCTAATAAATTGTTCTATGTATGTAAGGTTGTAGATGCAAGTTCTACTCAATATCGCAAGAGCACACCAATTGATGTGATGTATGATAATATGGATAAATACATCAATGGTGAATCGGTTGATAGAGATAAGCGTAAAACAGCAGAACGCTTCTTAGAAATCTGCAGTTTGGATATGGAAACACTCAAGCTGCGTTCAATTGTAAAAGATGGAACTTTCTATAAGCTTCTTGCGACAAGAGCTGACGGATATATTTACCATATGAGTAGTAGTACAATGTTGGGTAAAAATCCTTCTGAAATTGTTGAGTATCTAAAGAATCCTTTGAATGAAGAAATTCTTGCCGATCTCACAAGAACTGTAGAAAAATATTGGAATAGCTAAATACTGATAACTAAATGAACAACAACCTGTTACAAATCAAGTTTAAGGAGCGGTTAAATAAACTAGCTTCTCTTGATTATGACAACTTGGAATGCTGGCAGATTGTTGAAGCTTTCAACAAAGCTCAGCTAGAGTGGGTGCGTAGACAAGTTGCAGGTACAAATATTCGCAAGCAGGGTGATGAAGCATCAAAAATTATGATTGATGATCTTCAAATTCTTGTAAGTGAAGCAGTGCTACCGGGTTCAGGATATGAAACATATTTTGAAACAGACAAGCTTCCTGCAAACTATTTGTATTTCAAGAGAATGACTGCAATCGCTAAAGACGAATGCTGCCCATCTAGACCTGTTGTTGTTTATTTAGCTGAAGTTGGAGATGTTGACAATCTTCTCTATGATGCGTTTAGAAAACCGTCATTTGAATGGGGTGAAACTTTCTGTACTATGGGAAACAATAGATGCAGAATTTATACTGATAAAACATTCAATATTGAGAAAACAACTCTTACTTACTACAGATTACCAAGACCTATAAATTTTGACGGATGCGTTAACATTTCAACAGGAGCAGTTGGTACAAATGTAGAATCAGAGTTTAAGGACGATATTGTTGAAATCATTATCGATGAAGCAGTTGCAATCCTTGCCGGCGACATTGAAAACTTTAGTCAGTATCAGCGTAATAAATCAAACGCACAAAATAACTCGTAATGATACAAAAGACTATCAAAAGACCATCAAGCTCATATGCTGAATTCCTGGGAAACTTATTTGGTGTAAGAGATCAGATTCATCTTATTCATCTTTCAACAAGAAGTTATTCAGAGCATAAAGCATTAGATGAGTTTTATACTGCATTGTTAGATCTAATTGATGGTTTAGCAGAAGGTATTCAAGGTATTCATGGATTGCAAGAAATTACAATCCCAACTTCAACTCAACCAACAAGTTCTGTAGAAATTTTAACAGAGTTCTACAATATGTTGGAAGAAAAGCGTATATTATATAGTGAAGGGTGGGTGCAAAATCAGATTGATGAAATAGCACAACTGACTGCGCAAACACTCTACAAACTAAAATTTCTAAAATAATCTTTTAACCCTAAATCTTTTAAAAAATGGCTTACTTTCCCCATGCATTCCAGAAGGTACTAGTTGGTACTAACGGATTGAAAAGTTCGAGCACTTCCGAGCACGTTGTGACTTTGGAATCTCACCCTGGTAAAGTGTCTGTAATTGACGCTAAGACCAATGCTATTCAGGACCTGACTGCAGCTCCTGCTACCAAATTGTTTTACCTTGCTCAAGGTAGCTTCCACACTTCCGACAAGATCGGACCTTTCCACGGAGGTTACAAAGAGTCTGTTAAGACTAAAGGTATTAATCCTAAATTTGTTAGCAAGTTTTACTATGTTGCTCCTGCAGCTCCTGTAAATCAAATCATCACTGTTGGTGAAGATGATTATTGCACTATCCCTTGCGAAAAGACTGTACGTCTTCGCTTGGATGTAAAAGGTTCACCCGCTCTTCGTTTCTTGACTCACAATGTCTACAAGACTTTGGATAGCTACACTGGATGTTGCGATTCATCTAACACTCCTGTAGGTGTTGAGACTGTATTTGAAGCTTGGAAAGCTGAGATCGCTGCTGATCCTATCTTGAGCAAATTCATTTCTGCTGCTGTATTGTACATCACTAAGAACGCACAAGGTGTTGTAACTGGAACTTCTACTACTAAAACTTCTGCTTGGATTGCACTTCCTGCTGCTGAAAAAGCTGCTAAGTTGCGATTGACTGGAGCTTATGTAGATACCAAATTTGGTGACTGTTCTTTCTCTCCAATGGATCATGTAGAACTTGAGCCTATTCAAATCTACGCTTCTGCTTTGGAAGATAATGGTGATCCTTGCGCTAGTAACTGTTTCTCAGTTGCACAAGTACAAGCTGCTGCTCAAGGTAAAGGTTTTGGTGAGACTGTTCTTCGTGAACTTATCCTTAGCAAGCGTTACGAGCAAGAGCCTTTCCAAACTGATGCTCGTTTGCGTGAAGTTCTTGATGATACCACTTTGGGTAGCATCAGCCGTACTGCATCTTATGGTGCTTACTACATCCTTCACAGTGTACCTCGTTCTAGCAATCCTAGCGGTATGATGGATGCTGATCAATACTTGATTAAAGTAGTTGTTTCTGCTCCTGATGCTGACTTTGAAACATTTATCGACGCAGCTCTTGCTGCTGCTGGTAATAGTGTTGCTCTAGAGACACTCTAAGGTAAACATATAACCTAAGCAAAAGGGAGAGCGAGAGCAAAAAACTCTCCTCTCCTTTTTTGCTTTATGGAGACTTTTTTGTAAATTTTATTGTAGAGGTACATGTTATGGCAATCAAACATTATTTAGCATTAGATATCCCAGATACAGCAGTTCCAACGATACTGCGCATTGTTGATGCGTCAGTATATGGTACCGGATTGCCTGTAGAATGTCCTCGTCTGGATATTTATCTTCCCGGATTTCAGGAACCTGTGTTTATTACCGAAGGTCTTACGCAAGGATTTTCTAAAAATATTAGTGCTATTGATTTAGGATTACAGCATCCTCAGTCAGAAAATCTCAT